TCCGTAATCAGATCAAGAAGCAAGCAGCACTTCACGATGCTCAGATTGCTGTCACCTCTTATCGTGGTGTCCGCTATGAGTGTCAGCAAGGCAGCGAAGAAGTACATGGTACATTCTGCTATCGCGGTCACTCATATAACAAGTGATATAAAGTCTTGATATCTTAACAAAGGACCCATTCGGGTCCTTTTTTGCTATTCTAAATATTGATAACCTATACAGGAGAGTCATGAAACTTTTTCTGGACTGTTCTGACCCAGAGCTTATTGCCTCTGCCTTTGAGACTGGACTAATCGACGGAGTTACAACAAACCCCAGTCTCATGTTAAAAGCAGGTGAGGATCCAAAGCACGTAATCAAGGAGATTTCTACAATCTTCCCTTGGAACGCTTCAGTTTCTGCTGAGGTGGTCGGGGATACTGCAGAAGAGATGCTCGACATGGCACAAGATTACCTGGAGATCGGACCAAACATTACTATCAAAGTTCCATGCACAGTCGAAGGACTGAAAGCATGTAGAGAACTTGCAGACGACGATGTACACGTAAACGTAACACTGATATTCAGTACGGCACAAGCGATTCTTGCTGCGAAAGCAGGGGCAACATATGTCTCACCTTTCGTTGGACGTGTATTTGATCAACATTGGAATGGTATTCATTTGATTGAGGAGATTGCAGATGTCTTTGCTACACACCAAGTTAAGACTGAGGTACTTGCTGCTTCCATTAGGGAACCTCATCAAGTATCCGATTGCTTTAGAGTGGGTGCTGACGTATGTACTCTACCTCTACCCATCTTCTATAAACTCTATAAACACATTCTTACCGACAAGGGTCTAGAACTCTTTGATAAGGATTGGAAGGACTTACAACAATGCCTAGGAACATGATTACTAAAGATGAAATGGAAGTTCGGATTCTTAAGTTAAAGAATGAACTTTATGATGGTTCCTGGACTGCCAGGGACGATGATTGGCATGATGGTGCCCATACAATGCTCAATAGAGTATTGAATATCTTACAAGAATACCGTCAATGAATAAACAAAATTTGAAGATCCTCATTCAAGACCTTGAGTTTGCTCTTGCCGAACTCAAGGTAGAGGTATACTCGGACACAGATTCTTACCTAGATAGTGAGAATATGCACCGAGTGCGAATAGAAGATGACGACGGAGAGACAGACTGATTATGAAAACCCCTGGATTTTTAACGGACACCCTTTTCTATCTGAGAACATTGACGACCATTTCGGTTTTGTCTATTGCATTACAAACACACTCACTGGTAAGAGATACATCGGAAGGAAATACTTTCACCAACTACGAAAACCTAGAGGTGGAGGTAGGCGCGTTAAAAGTGAAAGCGACTGGAAAAAATACTACGGAAGCTCTCGTGAACTTACTGAAGACCGCAAACAGTTCGGAAATCTGGTCTTCAAACGAGATATAATCAGCCTACATAAAACTAAGGGACTCACAAACTTTGAAGAGACCCGACAACTTTTTCTCAATAATGTACTTACGGAGGCGATGACAGATGGGTCACCAGCGTTTTACAACTCAAACATCCTTGGTCGGTACATGCGTAAAGACTATTTCAAAACTGGCACAGACGATTGACGCTCCCTGAGCAGTCTGCTATAATAACAGGGTAGTCAAGAGGAGTTCCAATGAACGCAGAGTTCTACGAGACTGAATGTATCGAAGATGCATTGATGGATTTGTTCATCGATCATCTGCACCAGTTTGCTGAACTTGAACAGGACACCCAGACTACCGCTTGGGTCAGTAGCTCAGCGGATAGAGCAACCGCCTTCTAAGCGGTTGGTCGCAGGTTCAAATCCTGCCTGACCCGTTGCCCTTCGGGGCATTACGGTCCATTAGAGGAAAGTATATGACTACAGCACAACGCTTCTCGTCTCATATCGATATTCTTTGTGAGGCAATTGATCGTCAGGTAGTTCTTGACACCGAGTATCCTACCATTTATAATCAGGTACTGAAACACTATGAGGAGAAAGGAGTCGATTTCTATGGTGATGTAGATGAGGATTATGATATCCTCCTTACTAAACTTGAACAAGACCTTTTTTATTATGAACCAAGTGAAAGTTCTTCTTGAACGTTTTCCCTATCGGTATGTCTCTGTTGGGATGCTCGACAACGGGCATCCTGACTACCGAATCCAAAAAGCAAATGAGTATACCAAGCGTTACTCAGACATGTATCTTCTGGACAATCAGATGCAACTTCTGACTGCTATCGAAGACTTTGAATACACGAAGTGGTTGGACCCAGATCGGGTTCCATGCTATGTTCGTGACTGTGTATCATGAGTTCTGAACTCATTCCATTATTTTCGACACCTGTGTACAAAGCACAGGTGTCTATTTCTAACCTCGAAGTCCTTGGCACATTGAAGTACGAAGACTACCCTGACAAAACAGGAGCGTCTTCAGAAAATACTGCGATTCTTCTATCAAAAGCATTTAGAGATCTTAGAGAACAGATAGAACAGCATCTCAATATTTACGTCTTCGATATTCTTAAGTCTGCCCAAGGCAAAATTAAGCACACACAATCTTGGATAAATCTTCATAGACCTGGCAACTATGCACCCAAACACTATCATTGTAACTCGATGTATAGTGGCATCGTCTATCTGAAGGTTCCTGAAAATGGTGGAGGACTAATCTTCTCTAACAATCCTGGTGCTATGCAACAACTGTCTCCTACTACGACTGAAGGAAATCTATTTAACTCAAACCGATGGGGGTTTCCTGTTACCGATGGTGACATCTTTATCTTTCCGTCGCATCTCACACACTCCACTGATGTGAATGAATCAAATGAGAATAGGTATTGCCTAGCATTCAACTATTTCCTGGAAGGGATTCTGGGACAAGACACAGCACAAGTAAACTTGCGTATCAAATCATGACCGTCTATCAAAAAGCAGTAGAATCACTTAAAGAATGCATCAAAAACGCTATGGATACTAACGTAGATGCGAGCACACAAAGCGAACTCTGGCGTCACTACCAAGGTATCAAAGCGATCGAAAAGAAAATCGGACGTAGTAGTCTGTCCTTCAACCTGGAGGGTGTTGATCGTGTAATGGAAATGTATGATCCTGACTACAATGTCCAAGCAGCACAACCTGTTGAATTTGGGGACGCCTTTGGTTCCTATAAAGCAGGTGATGATGTGATTACGTTTTCCTAGTCTTTGCCAATAGACTTTAAACTAGATGGTTTTTGGTTGGATGACAGCCGCTCATAAACAAAAGAGTTTCCCTGTTCTCTCAAAACAGGGTGGTGGAGTCATTATGACCCTCGTTGAGTTTCCAGTTTCTCTAAAAAAAACTGGTGGCGAGCCTGCTCTGGGGGTTGACCACCCCCTTTTTTATTAACGACTATGCAAATCTTTGATGACTTCCTAGAACCTGGTGAGTTTAATCAGATGCAGAGAGTCTTTCTCTCTGAAGAGTTTCCTTGGTTCTATAATAATAATGTTGTATGTGGACAGGACAATCGAGACCTGTTTCAGATGTGCCATACCTTCTACTATGCTTGGGAGTGGCGCACAGATTATCGTAACTTGATTGCTCCTGTAGTTAATCAACTAGATATTCTGCAACCTCTTAGAATCAAAGCCAATCTTACATTTAAGATGGACAAAAACCATGAAGGAGGTTATCATATTGATTTTAATGCAAAGGATATCATTCAGAAGAACAAGACTGCTATCTTCTATGTCACTACTACAGATGGTCCTACCTTGTTTGAGGATGGGACAAAATGCGACTGCGTAGAGAATAGGTTAGTATTGTTTGATAATGGTATCCAACACAGTGGAACATTTGCCACTGATGCAAAGCAGAGAGTAGTCGTTAACTTTAATTTCTATACACCATGAGATTCCTTATTGACCAGGTTATCTTAGTCGCACAAATCGACGAAGAAGCATTCAAAGAACTTTCTGACAATGCTTATGAAGCATTGGAAAGGAAGCACAAGCTTCGTGATGACCCTCTTGTGTCCCTCAAAGAGGAGTATCTTATGGATATCCCGTACAAGTTTGAAGACTGGTTGGCAAAGACTATTGACCGTACCTTCCTCCTGCATAAGGAGAAGAGGGGTGTCTATGGTGCTGACCATACCAATCTAAAAATGAAGGGTCTCTGGGTCAATAGAATGCACAAGGGAGATCAACACTTCCCTCATCAACACGAGAGTTCTTTTTACTCTTTCTCTGCATATGTAAAGACTACAGACAACGATGCACCATTCATGTTCATCCATAACGACATGGGACAACCTGTAAACATGGACGAAAACAGTATGGGGCACGTTCTAATCTTCCCATCGACTTTGATTCACACTGTATATCCAAAGACAACTGATGGTGAACGTATATCAGTATCAGGAAATGTAATCCTTGAGACTTGACAGAGCATGTAACTATGCTATATAATCTGTAACAGTTCTTTACATAAGACAATGACCGTAACAACAAATGAACTGGGGCAGAACAATCTGTTCGCTAGAGAACCCCAGATGGTAGTCGAAGACTACAACAAGAAAGGTCTGGATTCTCCCCAACAATACATCGAACGTTATAACGGTCGTTGGGCAATGATGGGCATTGTGTCTGGTTTCCTTTCGTATGCCATCACTGGCAAATTCTTCTTCGGCATCTTTTGATGACTGAAGGTTTATTTGCTATCACTAGCATTACATTCTTTGTTCTGCTAGCATACTCTGTACAACAACTATCTGAAACTTACTAAGGAGGTGAATCCTATGTTTACTGACAAAGCAGAAAAACTTAATGGACGTGCAGCAATGATTGGATTCGTTGCAGCAGTCGGTTCTTATCTCGCAACTGGACAGGTGATTCCTGGCGTATGGTGAAGAATCGTTTTCTTATGTTCACCAAGGACTCTTGTGGTCCTTGTGGACTAGTCAAGCGGTACATTTATGCTTTGAATGATCCTCGCATTGCAACCATTGAAGAAATTCAACTGGAAGACTTTAGCGATGAACCTATTCCAGAAGAGAATCTTGAGATTGCCAAAAAGTATGGAGTAACTGCTACTCCTGTATTGGTTGTTACAGATTCTGAGGGTAAGGAGTTGGTTAAATACATTGGTGGCATGGCAATCACACAAAACATTCGCAACGCCTGGAACGAATATGTCTGAACCTGTAACCAACCTCTACCAAGATATGGAAACACTCAACACTCTTTACGAAGAACTCTGTTGGGATCCCGAAGTTCCTCTGGAGTTCAAAGCAGACTATGAGAAAGATCAGATCGTGATCCGACTCAAAAGGGACTAAATAAAACTGAATATCGTCGTCGCTTCCATGTGACAGAGGGGTAACTGGCAAAATCCAGTTGACGCCCCTCTTTTTCTATGGTATGATACTGAGGTAGTTAAATGAAAATCATGCAATTTACAATACTGGGGGCTGCAGGTCTCGCTGCTTTCGCAGCGTATGCTCCGATGACTGCACCTCCCAAGGTTGCTAACGTTGTTGATGAGAGCAAACCTATAAAACTTGAGGTGGAAGACAAGACTTGGACTTGTCCCACCTGCTCACCAAATGAAAAGTATGTCTTACAACAACTCCAAGAACACACAAAAATCTCAGATCGCAATGCTCTTGCAACGATCATGGGTAACATTAAACAGGAAAGCAAGTTCATTCCCAACATATGCGAGGGAGGGGCTAGAGTTCCTTACAACCGTTGCTATAGCGGGGGGTATGGTCTTATTCAGTGGACCAGTTTAGGTCGCTATAATAACCTCGGCAAGTTCTGTGCCAAATATGGGTGTGATCCTAGCAGTCTAGAGGGACAGACACGTTACATGATCAATGAGTCTGTCTTCCAACGTTACCTTCCTGAGTTTGAAGGTATGGGACGCAATGTTTCACAGTACATGGTCCCTGCTTATTACTGGTTGGGATGGGGTATCAAAGGCAATCGTGAGATTTATGCCTGGGATTACTCTAAAAAACTCACGCTCTCTTGAGCACAAATACTCAACTTTCAGGGGTTGACGGAAACCAGACTCCCTGCTATAATAAATAGGTAAACAAATGTAACGAACGTGTTCGTTTCATGACACCGACACCCCAAACCGAGACCTATAGGGTGTATAAATCACGTCTCTCATGTCCTCGCCTGAGGGTGGCGAGGAAATAGTATCTCCACCATTTCCCTGATGGACCTACTTCTTAGTTAAATTCACAATGTCAAGTTCAACTCTCTCGCGCCAACAAGGCGCATCTACCTGGGAATCATTCTGCGAATGGGTGACTTCCACTAACAACCGTCTGTATGTCGGTTGGTTCGGTGTGCTGATGATCCCCTGCCTCTTGGCAGCGACCATCTGCTTCATCGTTGCCTTCGTGGCAGCACCTCCCGTCGATATCGACGGTATCCGTGAACCCGTTGCTGGTTCACTCATGTATGGTAACAACATCATCTCTGGTGCTGTTGTCCCTTCTAGCAACGCAATCGGTCTACACTTCTACCC